TTGCTGAACGATTCGACGAAGTTTTGTTCAGTTGGAATTACATATACTTTACTATCATTGCGGTCGCGTTTGTTATCATATCTTCGAAACTCAACGATCTGACCACCAGTAGCACCGTAAATAGTAACATTAAGCCCTTCAGCAGCAAGATTAAAATTGCTCGATCCTATAGGTCCTACAGAACTTGTAACAGTTTCTCGACGACTTTCGAGTAATACATTATCCCATGCTTCTTTAGACTTTTTAGCAAACCAACGATCGAAGAAATTCATCTTCTTTTTCTTTGGTTTTACTTCTTCGACATCGTATACTTCTCGGACATGATGGGATGGATATATAGACTGTTTAACCTGTGCGACGTTCATTTGCGGTTCTCCTGGCTCATGCCTGCAAGTATCATCAATATATACAATATAGGCCAAGCCCACCCTGTTAAATGATCAGTCAGGTGCATAACCAGGAGTACTATACCAGTAAGTCCTGCAGTTCCAACTCCTGAACTAGCGTTAGAAAATTTCATAGATCATCTTCCTTACGGTTCTCGCTGTAAAATGCATCAAAATGTCCACCTGGATAACGTGCTTCTAATTTGCGAACATTCTCTGCTATAACTTCGTTGGGATCTAAATGTAATGCTCTGCAGGCATTGGTCCAATACCACATGATATCTCCTAGTTCACGCTTCATATGGAACAGATTATCTTCTGATAGTGGCTTGCCTTGGAACAGCATCTTCTTAACGATTTCATTAAACTCGCCAGTTTCGCTTGAAAGTCCGAGCGCACCTGTAATTAACAATGGAACATTGATATCGGGTCCATGCATACCTTCACTAAAGTTTGCATCGAGCTCATCTAACCGATTCATAAAGTCCGTTAGATTACTACTTTCCTTGCTAGTGACTTCAGATACAAAATCACTATATTTTTTTAGATCGATTCTATTTGACATACATATCCTTTTAAGTATTAAGAGTTAATAATTTTTCTTCTACTATATAAGCATCTGATGGTTTCTCATCACTTGTCATTAATATAGCATCGTTGTCTGCTTTACGCAAGGTTTTTATCGTACCGTCATCATCTTCTATCTCAAATCCACGGGTCCATCTACCATGTTCTATCAAGATCCAATCGCCTGCTTTTACATCTTCTTGTTCTGGACCAACAGCATATACTCTACCCCATCGAGGTTTGATGCCCATGCTTTTACCATCGTCGCTCATGATGATAATTCCTGAGGCTGTCTTTTGATCGCCAAAGTCCATTTCTTCTACGATCACGTTGTTACGGATCGGAAATAATTTTCCACTAATAATTGACATATATTACTCCACTGGTTTACGTGTAGGAATTTCGTCAGGTACTACATTGGTATTATTGTTGTAGTAATCTGACATAATATCTTCTCTCTTGCGTACGATTCGGCCACCTGGACCAATCTCATCGCCACGAGCATTAACTGAAGCATTTCCAACAGCAGGAACGAGTTCGTTTTTCATAGAAAGTTTTTCAAAATCTACTATCTTGCCCTGCATTGATTTGTATTGTTTTCTTACCGCCATTTTTATTCTCCTATTTTATAATAAACCAAGTATCATTTGCACAGAATCTTAATCTATTATGATCGATATCTTTTTCAGAAAAGAATTCACCGACAGCTCTTTGAACTGGCAGTCCTTCTCCCCATCCATAATCGTGACCTGCGAATATTCCACCCGTTTTTACTTTGTCGTAATAGTTATTGATATCTTTTTTAACAAATTCATAATTATGATTACCGTCAATAAAGATATAATCTAACGAATCATCTTCGATCTCTTTAGTAGCTTCGTCAGATGTTAGATTAATAAAATTAACTTTTGTTTTATATTCTTCTATGTTAGTCAAAAAACATTGTTTAACTTTATCGATCATTTCTTCTGTTATAAATCCAACAGGGCCATCGTCGTATGGGCTGAATGGATCGATAGCATGAACTTTAGAAATGTTTGGTAAATTATCTAAGAAATAGATTAAGTTAAAACCAAAAGAAATACCAATCTCACAACCTGTGATATTGGGACCTAGTTTTTCGATTTCAGGAACTAACCCAGCAGCCGATGTCCACGGAATAGGCCATTCTCCATCTCGCTTCATATCTGAAATAGGTTTGTGTAAATTTCTACTCATCTTTACCTTAAGAATTCTTTAATATCTAAGTCATATTTTAAAGAGTTGATTTTATGAACTCCTAGGAGGTATAAGCAATAACTAGCAACACTAGACCCTCTACCTACCCCCCATAATATAGTGTTTTCTCGGAATTTGTCAACCATATATTTTAAGAAACGCAAAAGATCCATCATATTGTGTTCTTCAAATAGTTTTAGTTCTAGTTCTACCCTAGCTGTTTCCTCTGCCGTAGTACATAGTCCTAGTAGATACGATGCAACAGAATATTCTTTATATTCCAAAGGCATCAGCCAACTATGTTGGTTCAACGAGTCAAAGGACGTTATATCTATTTCGGATTGGTCTTGAGGCAAAGGAATAGGCCAATCATTTATTCCACTTTGTTCTAAGAACTCTAAATATTTGATATAATCACTATCAGTTGACACACCAGCTTTATCGATCAGATCGATGTTGCCTTTATAAATCTCTTCTAGCAGATCTTTGCTATTAAAACTTATACGTCCCAGCTGATCAGTGAACATTTTTTCCACCATCGATTATCTTGAATCGATTTTTTCCAGAATTCAGCTCGTCTGCTTTTTCCAGTTCTTCTTTAAAGACTTCGCCCCATTCGAACTCACCAGTGAATATTTCATCTTTTTCTAATACCTTATCGTAGGTAGCAGTGTCGGATCGTAACCACCAAGGTTCAGATGCGATTTCTTTTTCTTCCCACCATTCTTGTTTTGATGGAACTAATACAGACATCTCTGGGCTTTCTAAGTGTAGCGTATGTTCGATATTTTTCCCCAGTGTGCTGTTTATAGATATATGATCAACATCGAGATTATCGCCTGCTACCTGCATCAGTTTCAGTAACAGTAAGCAACCTATAGTTTGATCATTTGCTCGTTTTGGAACCATAAAGATGTTATTCATCAATGGTACAGCACTTCCGTCGTCATAATCATCCTTAGTGATCATGACACAACCGTCCATTAACACATTAAAAAACATCTCGATTTGATCTAGGGCTAGATCGTTCAGTACTGGATTTTCATTTATCGTATAGAAGCCTATAGTTACATTGTAGTCGTTGATTAACAATAGGCCATCTACGTATACCATACAGCTAAAGTCCATATGCCAGCGTTGTGGAATCGGATCAGGTGACTTTGATAAGGTCATTAATGCTATTTTCTCCTTCTTCAGCAGCCTTTTTTGCTTTGGCTAACTGACGTTCTTGCATTTCTAGTTTATAACTATCTAATAATAACACAATTTGACCAGTAATGCTAGGAGAAAGTCGCATGGCTTGGAAATATCTTTTGTTTAGTTCCTGTACTTTACCATCTAATTCTTGATCCGTGAATTTAGATAGATCAACCTGTAAAGGGTGTGTCATGCAGAGAACGTTCCGAGATAATTCATAAACACAACGCCAGCTGTGCCTTCGTATGTCCAAAATTCAAATATCATAGGAACCGTTGAACTGTTCACTGTAATCGTCGCAGGAACAGTAGAGCTTTTTTTGAAACTACCACCACCTGCTACTGCGAAGGTAATCACATGTGGATTATCGTCGCCTATTAGTTCGACAGTTATACGACTTAATGTTCCCGAAACAGCGAAGTTAGTTAGTGTGAATCCAAAAGTGTTAGTTACTTGGAATTTTTGATAAGGCCCCTGTTCGTAATCGATCAGCGTAGTTCCGTATGTTATTCCACCGTTAAACATTGCTTCACTGCAGGCTGCGAAATTCGCATGTATAATATTGTGATTTTGAAAATCATTATCGCTATTAGTTACTGCACTGTTTGTCTGTAAATCTGTTATCTCACCTTTTGCGGTTTCGAGACCGTTTTTTATATAACTAAAATTATCTCGAAATCCCTGCGAATCATTATCTTTACCCGCGATTGGGTAAGTTTCATCGATACTACTGAATAATATTTGACTAGCCATTTATAACCTCTCTTGCTGCAAACGCGATGTATTTATCGGACGGATCACCGGTAGTACTATCAATTATGACTCTGTCTGCTGTAAAGTCTATGCTCTTGAAATCGAATCCTGAATTTTTAATGTTCAATATAATATAATCTGCCTGACCGGGTAAACAGTAGCATAATGGTATCGCTTTAACGAATCCCTGTTCAATACCTGTGCGTGATTGTGCGGTCCTCATCCATAACGGTAGGAAATTGCGTTCAGTCTCTCCTATCGCTGCGATATTTGATCGCATGTTAGTTACACTGTTTCCAAATATATCGGTTCTTTTTGCATCGCTAACTCGTTGTCCGCCGTAGTCTGCAGACATAACTTTTTCTTGGAATATCGCTCCAGATATGATATCTTTTTGCATCTGTGCGATATTATCATCAGATGAGCTACTATCGATGATATCGCGGCGTCCTTGATTAACAGTGACAGAATAATCTAATTTACGTGTATTGATCGACTTAGGTATCGATCCGTTTTCATTTTCGCTGTTATCGAGTATCTCTATGTATACAATCTCATAAACAGTATTAGTAGTAGCAGGGCGTCGAGCTATGGCTTTTTTAATTTCTCCCATACGGAATCTTTTTCGGCTCGAACGTCCAAATGCACTTACATAATCTGCTGACGTTTTTGTTTCAATCCCAGGATATAACAACATCTTGAGTTCGCTCTGTACGCCAAACTCTGGGTCGCTAGCACGATATATTCTGTATCTTTCAAATATAGTTGGATCTGTTAAGAATGTTATCAGATCTAATCTCTTTTTTACGCTAGGGAACGGTTTAACATATATGTTACTGTATAGTTTGTTATTTGGTGTGTTGATACGTAGGCTGAAAGTTTTAGTAGTTGATGATGTATTAAATTGGTCAGTAGCTTTAACGACAAAATTAAATTTTCTATCTATGCTAGTAGTACCGTTGTCAAATAACTGATTAGTAAACCCACCGTTAGCTGCGCTTTCGTAGAATGTAGTAAGCCCCGGTTGGGCAGCAGAAGCAAATTGATTTACTTTACCCTGTAAAGTACCGTCATTTAACAGCGTTAATCCAGGAGGCAATGTCCCGTATTCTACTTCATAGGTTAGGATAGCATTAGTAATAGTAGTTGTAGCTTCTATTAATATTGTGCTAAAGAAATTAGCGTTGATATATCCGAGATTTCCTGAAGTTATAAAATGTATAGTACTATCAACATCGCCCTTAAAGTCAACATTAAAAGTCCTGCTGCTTGATACTAACTGTGCGCTCTGTACCCCATCATATCTAAAAGCTGTTACTGTAAAATTGTATGTTATCGTTGTAGCAGGTTGATATGGAACAGATCCGTAGAGTTCTCCACCGATCGTGTCTAGTGTTATACCTGGTGGTAATATACTATTAGTACCGTCGGGGTTTTTCTTTTCTAACTTATAGTTAATACTTCCCTGCAGGGTCGCAGGATCAAATACTTCTAACTGTATTATCTGATAGTTATTAGCTCTGCGTACTCCTAGATATGTCGGAGTTATCCATATTGGTTTGCGTAGGTACGTAGTATCAGCAGTAAACATACCCGTTCCGCTGTGCATAACAGTAGTATCAGCTCGTAGATGATCGTCACCTACTAGATATATCCTAAATTTACGATCAGTATAGAACGTACCATCAGTTGCTCTTACGATAAATTCATAATATCGATTGAGCTTGCGCGGTGAGAAGACCGTATCGCTATAGTCATATTGTTTTGAATCAAACAGATACGTATCCCAACCGTTAGTTGGTCTTAATCCGTAATCATACGGGCCCTTATCATAGAAATTTCGATCATAATTCCCATTACCGTAATCTATGTTTACGGCTAACAGTGGTTCTGTAAATCCTGTGATACGACCAGTTTCTGATAAACTTAATCCTGGGGGGAGTTCACCGCTCTTTGGAGGTATATAATAGGTCAGCCTCTGTCTAGCAGCTAGATCAAGATCAACTGCATATAGATTAAAATCTACGATGCTGTTATCTAATACATAAAAAGCATTATTCTCACCTATAGGCAACAGCCCCTCTGGGGTACTCCAATAAGGAGCATCGGGTCCTTCTATAGTGATAGAGAATGTCCTATCGGATATTCCGTTTATATTTGATGCACGTAAAACAAATCTGTTAGTGGTATTTCTAGCTACTTCATAAGGGGTACCTACGATCTTTGTTCCTAATATTCTTAAGCCGCTAGGTAGTTTTCCAGATAACAATGAAACACTGATATTACCGGGATATGGATATATACCATTCGGAATGATAGGTTCACTATAGAATTTAGGACCTACTATATAGGGATAGCGCGGCACATTGACATCGTTGGGGTCGACTGTTACAAAGTAAGCATATACACCGCCGGGATACTCGGGCGTTTTACAGAATCTACCATTAAATTCATCGAGGTCACCGGATTCTTTGATATATTCAAAATCCTCGATAAATGTTCCATCAGGATAAGTGCCGTTTTCTCTTGTCACGGTTGATAATTGATAGCTAGATCTAACAACGAAAACAGTGCTGTCTTCGTCTAGACCGTACGGACCATATATCGGATTGCCGTCAAACGCATATCCTATAATAGGGCTATGTGTGGTAGGATCTTTAGTATAGATTAATTTCGGATCAGAATGATAATAGAATTTCCTATCTGGCCCGATGATGCCTGAACCATCCTGGAAAAAACTCTGTACGGGATCGATTACTGCGTTTTGTGTATATTTTTTTTGACCGAATTTTCTAACTATCCCAGAGTTTGGACTACGTATAGGAACTCCATCTCTTGCTACGCCCACAAATCCTGTCGCAGGTGAAGGGCTTAATGGTTCTTTGATAGCACGTTTTCGGGGTATCTTAAAGACATAAGATTGTGCCTTTGGATTATAGCATTTGATCGGATCTGTAGAATCATCATATCCTGGAGGTGGTCCAGCCCACGCTGTTCCTGCTAGTCCGTTGCTCTTGATATAAAAGAAGTTATCGTCTGCGTAATTCTCTACGATCGTAGAATCGATATAATGGCTAAATTGATCTGTTTCTACAGTACTTCGATCCTCAGGATCATATACTTGCAGATTGATTTCTATTTTAACTCTTTCTTGTAATGTACCAAGAGTTGTATTTGAATCTAATACCCAGTATGGTTTTGCCATTAAATTTTAATCCTTATGCAATATTTATCGCATAGGACTATACAATAGTTCCCATGTCTAGGATGTTGCTGCTTGGAGAAACAAATGTTCCTAAGTCGATATCATTTGTTAGATTAAACCACTGTGTAAAATTACTTACGGATCCAAATATAGGTCCTAGATCGAAGCTGTTAATGTCTTGATCTAACTTTCTTACATCTATCCCATATACTAACCCTGTTACATTCCCTACGACATTTCCGGTATGTACACCTTGACTGTTACCCGTTAGCGACCCTGTTAATGCACCGCTGAGGCTCGTAGCTGAGATCGAACCAGTACCGTAGATGTTTTTGCCGTTTAAATTTAGGTTAGCTCCTAGCTTCGGAGCAGGATCATATTCTAGTTTATAATTGTTACCGTGTATAGTTAACGTATTTCCGTATATGACTGTAGTAATACCCGTACCACCCAGTATATTGATGGGCTGTCCACCAATCGTAGGGGTAATCGTATTACTGTCGTCAGTTGTAATAGATCCTATGCTACTGATATTATTAGTTATAGTTAGATCGTTAGGATTCTGTGTAATAGTTATACCAGTACCGCCGACGACTGAACGGAATCTCAAATCGACACCAATCTTCTCTTTAAAGATCGGGCGACCAGTTCCGCTATTTGATGCAGTATTATTCTGACCCTGACGTAACTCTAAGTCTTCGAAATTTTGATTAACTTTAGTAAATGCCGTTCGTAGGTCATCACCTGTTCCATCATTAACGGCATTGCCTATGTTGATCATGTCTAGAGCCATCGATCTTCTCCTATTTTGTATATTTATCGAAGATTAATGCTTACCGACCATGACCTCAATAAATCCAACACGATCGCTATCATAATTGGCCAGTGCTTTACCAATTATACTGCCAGTCTTGGGATCTTCAGATGCCATAGCAACACCCGGAACCATGCTTACTATCATTAGGTCGCCTTTGTTGATCTTACCAATGACTTTACAAGCCACACGCCCCTGTAGTGCTATCTGATTCTTTAGTCCTGGGCAAGCACTGTTCATACTATAAGCAGCATTATCACTTACAACACCTGCTACTGCTCTATTACCAATACCACGTGCTAGAGTAACTTCCTTATCTCCGCCGATCATTAGTACAGTACCGGGTTCATATTGTCGATCACCTTCGTAGTACTCTGCCAAGTCAGCTGCGTAGGTTGCTTCAAACTTGCTCGATCCACTTAATGTCCAGGCTCCAGTAACAGTTCCTGCAGTTGATGCTGCCCCAGTACTAAGTGTTGTTGTTTTAAATGTACCAGCAGTAATATCAATAGTAGTACTACTTCCCCATGTCCATGCACCATATGCTTGTGCAGTTACTGAACTACCAGTAGCAGTAAGGAAGTCTGATCCCTGTGGCGTTGTGAGTATGATGTTTTGATTTGGACTGGTTCCGCTATTGCTTAGGGTTTTATTTCCACCTATGTTTAGCTGTGTAAGGCTAGCATAACGTGCTGCAAAGTCACCACTCGAATCACGTTGTACCAAATAGCTCACAGTATTAGTAGAAGAATATCCAACTATGCCGTATGCACTTGCACCAGTTCTTACCATAGCACCGTTTGATGAGAATTGGCTATCGTATAGGGCACCACCGTTTTGTACCACAGTGCTAAATGCTATCGCTTCAGGTACACCAGATCCGGTAGTACTTCTGCCTATGACATTTCCGCTACTTAGGTTAGCCATCTTAGCTAGAGTTACACCTGCATCTTTAATACTAACGTATCCACTAGTTGCGTCAAAGTTTGCGCTACTAAAGCTAGCTATACCCTTAGTAGCTGCACCACTCGTACCTGCAGCAGTTGAATCGCTTAGGCTTAATTTTGACTGTGCGATAGCAGCAGAAGCATCGACATTAGCATTGACTATCGAAGAATTAACCCACTTAGAACCGTTATAGCTTAGTATTTGGCTAATTGCAGGACTTGTTAGGGTTACATCACTTAATTGTGATAGATATGATTTACTATCTGCGTAATTCTTATTAACAGCATCAAGCCCATCAGTTGGTGCACGTAATCCACTGATGCGGTTACCGTTCATTTCAATCCTGCCCGAATCCAATGTACTATCGTTAACCATATGGAAACCTAGTACATTTGTTCTAACAGTATCAGCATTGGTAAACACGTTGTCTACATAATCTTTTCTAGCACCGTCGCTAGCACTAGTACCCATGATGAGATTTGTTAATCTATGGCTACCCATATTTAGGTTGGCTCTCATAGCTATCGTGCCGCTTACAGCGAGGAACCCACCTGTGGTGTTTGGTATAACCCCTGTCGGAGTAGTTACGGTATCAATAACTGTACCACTGTGTGTCATACCTAAGCGTTTATCGATATAGCTTCTAATAGCTTTTTCTACAGGAACCTTCTCAGTTGAGTTTGCAGAAAGTGTGTCGTCTACGCTGAATTCGCTTACCGTCACACCGTTTTTAAATCCAATACCATCTAAGTTAGAGATAGCGATACTTGCTGCGAATGTAACAGTTCCAGTTCCTTGATTAACCTTAAAATAACTTCCAACTCTAAAATTTCCGTCTTGGTCAGTTGTAGCAAAGAACACGCGACCAGTGCTAATTTCTTGTATTTCGCTATCTTGGCTAGGTGGATTTACGGGAGGTCCATAAATATCGTTTGGATAGTTAGAATCAGCAAACCCCCCAGTTCCGATATTGAGTAAGTCATGCCCACTAGCTCTCATAGTGGAGATATTGTTTGTTATATTACCACTAGCACCCGATGCAACACCTGCTCGTATAGTAACACTGTTATAGCCTAGTGTGCTTAAATTTGTAGTTTTAGTTAGATTAGAAGTTAGAGCAATCGTTGCATATGTGAAGGGGCTTACTGGTGCAGTGTATGATTGTACAGTGTGTAATGTTGCACCCCAGCCAAATTTCATACCAACTACACGGGCTGCATTTTCTGTAGACAGCTCAATTATTCGTAATGTGTTATTTCCTACTTGTCCTTGCCCCATTGTAGTACCCGATGTGCTATCAATGATTAATAATACGTATTGATACAATTCTCTGGTGTAGAGTATAGCGGTGTTAGCCGGAAGATCGGCTCCTAGGAACTTAGTACTATACGACTGTACCGCGTAGTAATTTCCTTCCATCGAAAGAGCATTTGTTGTTTTGCTTGGATTAGTATTTGCTATACCAGTAAACTTCATGTTTTGACCAAGTCTGATCGTAACTGGAGTATTATCAGTGATAGTCGCTTTAATAGCAGAACTCGAAGTGTTATTATTTCCAGATGTATTAATGTTTAAACCGATCACACCACTCGGTAAGCCGTCATATATCGCGCTTGATATAGCATATCTAATAATACCAGTAGCACCACCGTGATCGACTTCCACTTCACACGAATTGTATGGAATATAAGAATACCCATCAACGTAAAGAGTTTGATCGTTTGTTTGATTCTTATAGGTAGCATCAGTGTATGCTGCTGCTACCTGTACTGTATCGTTGGCTAGTGACACTGTATCAGGTACTTCAGTCGGATCACCACCTTCTGCTGTTAGAGCATAAACACCATAGGCACAGCTACCGTTCAAGCTACGTATCTGTCCACCGTTGATGCTATAGAACGCTCTGTAGCAGTAGTATGTAAACACACTAACGATTTCGCTCACAGCTTGGTTAGTAACAACTATTCCGTATCCTAGATCGTTTACCTGTGTAAAGTGTGTAGCCAGTGCGCTTCTATTTCCTGCAGTAACTAGTTCGATATTTAATCCGTTGGATAATATTCCACCTGTATCGAGTGTGTTCGCATTGAGATGTAAATTAGCTGTTCCGGCAATAGAATCAAATTCGCTGATGTAATCTACTTGGAATCTTACTCCAGTGTATATGAAACTGCAGGGCGTTTGTTGATTTCTTATATCTAAACCTTCAACGGTGATGATATCTGTATCTATGTTTGTTATAGTACAGGGTAGGTTTCCGCAGAATCCGTCGATGTACATACCCCCAGCAAATTGATGAGTGTTTGTGCTTTTAGTAAATGAGCTCACTGTGTGAATATATGGTGATTTACTGATAATCTGTCCTTCAGGATCGAGAACTACTGCAAATCCGCCATGCCCTTGTAGAGAAACTTCACGTATGTTAGTTGAATCATTCATTAACAATACGTCCATCTGATCATTGTTGATCGGTGTATTGTATGAAGCATCCTGATTTATCACATCCTGGATCAGCTGTGTTAATTGATTCATAGCTGATTGTACTGCAGACAGAACTGCGGTATTCGCAGTTAATTCTGTGTTCTGCGTTTTTAAAATTTGATATGTAGTAACGGGTAGCTGATTATGTGCTATTCTCTTTGAGATAGTGTTGATATAGGTTATAGTAGCGACTGTCTGTGCGTTTTGTGTAGTGATCGCTTCAAGTCCGCTAGCATTAGCGAAATATGAAGAAGCTGTATCTATGCTCTTGTGATATCCACCGTATTCTACATCATAAGCAAGTGCTTGTACGATATAGCCAATGTCTCTTGACCAAGTTGTTTGGTTATATGAAAATCCAGCGAATGGAGCAACATTGTGTGATATCTGATAATTTATATACCCGATCACTTCAGCTTTGATATATTCTTTGTTAGCTATCAATATTCTAGCAGCATTTGTGTATCCACCGGCATTTGTAAATGTTTTGCTATAAAGTTCAGCTGATGGATCAGTGAGATAGTGTCTACCGAACACAGTCGAAGATTCAGTTATCTGTAGTCCGTCTAGGAATCGATCTCTGCGGAAATACAGATCAGCCCAGCGGCTCGCACTCGGGCCTGGTTTTGGACTGATAATAGTTCTACGCATTTCGTCGCCAACTAGGCTGACATTTTCTGGAACTTTGATAGGATAGTTTTCGTAATATTCACCACTTTCGATATGTATGGTTATATTTGTATCGCGTACTGCATCACCGTATTCTATTTCTTCGTCATCGAGTAAATTCATACCATTGACTTTTTCAACGTAATAGGATTCGATATAAGGTGGTGTTAGTTGTATAGTTAACACTTTGTCGATCTTAACGATAGCTCCACTACTCTTACCTTTTATCAATAGTCCAGCACGTATATCGTAGTTTGTTCCTTTCCTAGGAATCGTCCCAGTTCCGCCGTGTGTTATATCTAATCGATATGTTATACCACTGATAAAAACCATAGTATATACTAGACTAGGGTTTTCATGGTTACTACCATCGATATAGATGATATCTTTTTTGTAAGGTCCAAGTTCAACATCAGCGGCATCGACAATACGCTGTGCTTGGTAGCAAGCTTCTCCGATAGTAGCAAACGCATAAGCAGGAGCACGACCGCGTCTGTTGATCGGTAGCTCTGGTCTGAAATCATTACCGTCGTTGCTTACATAGAATCCAATTTTAGTATAATTAGTAGCCGAGTCAACATAGTATTTTGTTGCAGCCTGTAGATCGTCTTCACCGTTTATTTTTCCAACTCCGGATAGTACACCTGGATGGTCATGGAGATATAGTGCATCGGTCATGGTTCTATTTAAATCACTACCACCGATCGTTACAACTTCCTGTACCTGTGGAACTTGGGTTCCGATAGCACCAGCGACCGCATTTAATGCCCCGGTCATAGTGTCGCCGGTTGTGTTTACATAACGTGTATCTGCGTAGCCCTTGTTAATAGCGAATGTATCGATGCTTACATTAAGTGCGGTTGCATCAGTACTATTTGGATCTTTCAGATTACCGATAGCGAATTGTTGTGCGTTAAGTGTACCGCCGAGACTTGGTTTAGTATCATAGGCTAATTTTGCACCTGTGTTTCGTATAATGATATTTTGAGAATCGGTATTGATGATAGAGATACCTTCTCCACCTATTAATTGTTTTGGTACTATCTTAGTACCAGCATCGTCGACGACAAACATAGTATTGGATACTAATTTTCTTCTGAAAGCAGTGCCCCAATTTGTAGGATCGTAATCCGCTAAAGCAGTAAAAGGAAATCCATTTTCCTGACCGAGGATAGAATAAATCTCTGTAAAGTTTTCATTGCTCTTTTTGAACGCATCTCGCATCGCGTCGCCGGTGCCATCGTTTCCTGCTACACCGATATTGATTATCTGCTTAACCATATTAACTCCAATTCTTAAAACGCAAAACTAGTACCACAACCGCAGCTTGATGTCGCATTGGGATTTTCAAACACAAAGCTACTGCCGAATATTTCTCTTTTATAATCTAACTCTGTCCCGAGGATATACATTAAACTCATACCATCTATTATGAATTTTTTCGATCCTGTATCAATGACTTCGTCGTCGTCGAGCAGTTCTGCTTCGCTATCGACAAAACTCCAATCATAACTAAATCCAGCGCAACCTCCGCCTTTAACAGCTAGTTTCACGCCCCATTTATTATTAGATTCACAAAGATCATTGATCTGTTTAGTAGCTGACTCTGTTACTGATATCATTTTTTTACTCTCATTTTGATGTTATTGATATTTATTCTGTATGTCGTAAAGAATCTTTTATTTTCATACCATATTTATGATATAAATAATCTGCCCATTTAATAGGAGATTGAAATGTTCGAGTGGTTGAAAAGTCTCCTTGGTATAAAGACCAAGGAAGTAGTTGCGGAAGTTAAAGCAGAAGCAGCTAAGGTTGAAGTAGCAGTCGAAAAAGCTGCTATAGCGGTAGTCGCTGAAGTCAAGGCAGAAGTTGCTGCTGTAGAAGTCAAGGTCGAAGAAGCTGTAAAAAAAGTAGCAGCAAAGGCTAAAAAGAATGTAACCAAAGCTGCTGCTAAAATTGAAGAAAAAGTAGTCGAGGCTGTTTCTAAAAAGGCAGCAGGTCGTCCTAAGAAGACTGCTGAATAAGTTCTTTTTGTAATGCGAAACTAGCAAGGTTCTTTGCCTTGCTCTCGCCCATGATATCGAAATTGTCTAAGAAACCGAGAGCCCACTGATTAACTGCTGTATTCCAGTAATAGTCAGA